AAACGGAATAGAAACCGGGGCTAATAATTATGTGCATCCAAATAACTCTTCCACACGTCATGTTACAGATGCGGAAAAGGCGAAATGGAATGGTATGGCTTCTGTCCAGATGAATACTAGTACAAACGGCTACGCAAAAATCGGAGGGGTGACAATTCAGTGGGGATATTTAACTTTACAAGGTAATTCATCTCGAACTATTAATTTCCCAATCGCTTTTGCAAACAATTGCCTGAACGTCCAATTAACAATTGCAGACAATACAGAGTCGGATTATATCGCTTTTGTAAATGCAAAAAGTAGAACAAGTGTTACCATTTACCAGTACGGTAAAGGCTCTAAAAATTGTTATTGGCTTGCGATCGGATATTAA